TATCTTTCGGAATGACCGTTTCAGCACCTTGGTGTCAAAATCGACAAAACGGAAGGGCTTCCGGAACCGAACCGAAAACTCAAGCGCAGATGCTTTATCCATGGAGTGCCTCACATTCAAGTGCGGTAAATCTCCCCACTCCATTCATGTCAGTGACGCGCCGGACGCGATACGTAATCCCATCGCAATCAAGCTCAATCATCCGTTTCAGACTTGGAGGGGTCGTCTGCAGTGACTTTGAGTACCGGATAATGAATCGATCTGTCACAGTTTCTTCAACATTCACCGAGTCCCAGTAATTCTGCCCGCCCACTATTTCGTGCTTCGCCCACGCTTCCAGCATCAATACTCGCTTTTCTGAAAGCGCCGAAGCCCCCGAAGAAGAGAACGCAACGTTATAAATCGCAACCCGCCTTCTCATTTCGCCTACCGTCGGAAGCCGCATATCGCCCCTCAAAAAGTTCTATACCCATCCAGCAAATGGTCATAAAACCGCCGGCCGGTAGCCACTGGGCTCTCAGACGCCCCCCGCTTCTCATACAGATCCGTTACGGTCAGAAGCACCCATGTTTTGACTGCCGCGGGGACGGTATCCACAGACTCACACAGCGCGTTGCTATCCGTCCTCTTCACGATCTCCCGCCCACATATCTGCTCACACTGCGCGGTAGCCGCGGCAATATATGCTGTGATAAGGGCGTCATCCTCGGTGTACTCAACACGCAGCTGCTTCTTCGCTGTCTCCAGATCTACGGCGCCAACAACATCACTCATTTTCCCCGCCCTTCTTCACTGCCTTCCGCGGTCTGCCCTCCGGTTTGAGAGCTTTTGCCGCCTGTGCCAGCCCGGCTTCAACCAAAACAACGGCATATGGGTCATAAATCTCTTCAACATCTCCAGCCTTGTGACGACCAATCATTGAAAGGCTGTCTTTCAGAAATTCAATTCGCATACAAAAAGCGGGAGAGTTTCCTCTCCCGCCCCAGTCAAACCAAACGGTTATGGCTTATCAGGCCTCAGGAACAGCGAGCGCGCCGCCGATAACCGCGTTGGAATGCTCGACCGCAAGCGCAAGACGACGTTCAGCGCGGATCGTATAGAGGTTCTTGATGAAGTCATCCTCATTCTGCGCGGCAATGTCGACCACCGTAGACATACGGTCATAGACCGTTGCGGCACGGGCGAAGTCGCCGGCAAGGAACTTGCCCTTAGCCATAGCGGCAGACTCAACTACGCGGACTCCCCAGATCGAAGACGACGCGAAGGAGTTAGCCGGAGACCCAAGCAGATACCCACCATCCGTCGCCTTCAGACCCTGAAGAACCGCCCAATCCATCGGATTAAGCACTACCGCGCTTGTGCGGAAGCCCGCGGCGTTAATAGTCGCGAAGCTCACGCGGAGCAGGTCAAGCATCGTCGAGCCGGCGCCGCCAATGTCGGCAAGATTAAAGCTCTGAGCGGTATAGTTCCCCGCCGCCATAATGCCGGACAGATTGGGAGAAGTCCCATCCCCTGTCAGCAGCTGATCCTCAGCCGCAAGGTTCACGCCGTAGATCATGCGCGCGTTGATGAAAGCCTGGAGGGCCGGAGCATCATCAGCAAGCTGACGGGTAATCTTGGTCCAATGCGCGATCACCTGAACAGGGGTCTGCTTCAGTTCGAACTCGAAAGAGGAGGAGGGCTTCATCGCCGCCTCCGCGACCGTAGCGGCTCCATTCGTGAAAGTCTTCTCACGCATGTACTCAATCGTCTGAGCCGCAGTCGGAATCCTCGGGAAGAGCCCCTCAATCGTAAGCTCACGAGTGTCAAGCGGGACAATACCCGGGACACGATACGGAACCAGTTTTGCCTGAGCCGAAGTGACGGGATTCTCTGCCGACTTATTCGAAACCTCAGCCGACGCGGAACGAGCGCCCGAAGTGCCCTTGAAGCGCTTATAGGAATCAGAGTTTACAAACTGCGCCCCAATCGATTTATCCACCAGATCGGCGGCACCCTCTGCCTTCTGGGCTTTCTGCTGGATATCCAGCAGCTGGCGGGAAAAAAGCACCTGCTTCTCTCCCAGCTCGTCAATCTTCTTCTGGACATCCGCCTGCGCGGCTTCGCCCTTCTTAACGGATTCCTGCATGCCCGCGATAGAGGCGTCAATCTTGGAAAGAGCCTCAAGAGCGGTATTGATTTCTTCTGTTGCCATATATCAGTTCCTCTGATAGTTAGAACCTTCCGGCGATAGTCTTAAGTTTCGCCAGTACCTGTTTTTCAGCTTCAGACTCAGAATCCCTCTGATCCCTTTCGCTGAGAATCAGCTCTTTGGCCTTCGAAATAAAGGCCTGAGCCTGAGCTTTGGACAGGCCTGCGTCCCGCAGGTTCTCTTCAAGCTCCCGAATAGAAATTGCTCCCTGAATGTCTTCACACTTCACCAGGCCAATACGCGCCCGGTCATCAGCGGGGAATGTGCAGACTGAAATTTCCCGCAGCCCGGAAACTGATTTGATGTTCCGTCCGCCGTCCTCGTTCCAGTCATAGTCCTGTTTGGAAAGCAGGATCCCAACGGAGAGCCCGTCAATCGTCCCCGCTCTCATCGCTTCATAGACATCCCGGGCCTTTTGAATCGAAAGGGTCAGCTTCCCTTCAACATAAAGTCCCTGGGCGTTCTCCTTCATCGCCGTATACCGACCAATCGGGAGATCCATCGTGTTGTGGTTCAGGAAGACCGGCGGCATTTTCTCTCCCAGGACCTTTTGATAGGCTCCGGGGAGAATGGTGTCACCATAGCTGTCAATGCCGTTGAACTTTGAGGCGTAACCGCGGAAAACTCCAGCGTCTCCTTCTGTCTTCAGTTCCACATCATCGAGCGAAAGCGTCTTTTCAATAATCTGCGTCATATGCGCCTCACTGCTTAATTGGTTCCCCCAGCGGGGTCTGGCTGGTGTTTTTCTGCTCCCCAAGCTTGTCAAGCGGGACAAGATTGTTCTGGGCAGTCAGCGCGTCCGCGCCATCCACAACCGGAAGGTTCTCGAGCCGCCTCACCTCATTCCGTGTCATGAAGCCGTTCTGGAGTGCTTTGCTGTAGCTGTCATACCGACTGGCGATATTCGCTCTCTGAAGCGCGCTCATCTTGAACTCGCAATTAAGCGTCTCGCTTTCGAGAACCGTAAACAGCGTTTTCGTAAGCGTTTGTTCAAGGCCAGTGCAAAGCGGCTGAATCGTCGACCGATAAAAGCCTTCAATAATCTGCTCAAGCCCACTTGCCGCCGTACCGCCAGAGCTATTAAGAAGCGCGCTGGGAACACCAAACCACCTACCTATCTCCTCAATCCCAAACTGCCGGGTTTCCAGCAGCTGCGCGTCAGCGGCCGACATCGCGATCTGCTGATATTTCATATCCCCCGGAAGAACATGAAGCCAATCGCTTGAATTCCCGGTCACCGGCGGGAGATTCCCATATCGCTCCCTCAGCTGCCGAATCTGGTCTTCCGTCAGATCCTGGTCAATCATCAGCAGACCGGTCAGCTGGTTGCCATTACCGTACATCGTTGTGGCATTCTTCTGCGCATTCACAAGCTCTGCCGTGGTTGCCTGCATATACTCGAGCGTAGACAACCCCACAATGCCGTTCCCCAGCCCCTTCCAATGCAGAATTTTGTCGGCTCTGAACTCGTAGAGGTTCCCGTCCTTGTAATACTGATAGACAACCTCGCCATTTACCACGCCGACCTCCATCTGGTCAGCGGCAAGAGGTGTCAGACTCACAAGCTGCCCCGCACCGTCCCTTGTAATGAGCGCATACGCATTCCCTCGAAGGAACCGATTCAGCCCCATCGCGAGCCAGAAATCATGCGGCGTCATATTGGCATTTGGCGCGCGGAGCACCTGCCACACTCGGCAATTCCGTTCTTCCTCCCGATTCCCATCAGAATCTCTGCGATAAACAACAATGGGCAGAGACGCTATTGTTTCCGCAAGCAGAGTGACGCATGACCATACTGCCGAAAGCTGAAGGCCATGGTCCGGCGGAATCGGACGGACGCCGCTGACGGCTGCCCCCGTTGGCAATCGGTTCTGGACCCCGGACGCGTCGCCGATAGGTGAGCCCCACCCCACCATATGGGCAATAGACCCAAAAATAGAGGATATCTTCATAATTTGAGAAACTCATTCAAATCCATTGCCCGGTGCTCGTCATTCAGCAATGCCCGGGAGAGCGCCATGATCCCTGCTACAACCCCGTCAATCTTGTTCTCCGGAGCGTCCTTCCTGGGATAAATGTTCTCCTTGACATCAACATGACAGACCACGTTGCTTACCATCCATGTAAGAACCGGGTCTCCGTTGAAATGCAGACGATGATCAAGTGCCAATGCCTGAAACTGCTTCATAGGATCAGAAAGGTTCGCGACGGTCTGTTTGCAAAGCACCATAGGCACACCGTCATCGCTGAGTTCTTTCGAGAGCTGTACGGCCTGGAATGGGTCATAAGCCACTGATTGAACGGAGTAGCGCCCACAATCCTCAAGGATTGAATCTCGTATCTCGGCGAAATCCGTCACTGGACCTTCACAAACATGGAGATACCCCAAGTACTCCCACCCCTGGTATTGAGAATTCACCCCTCGTTCAATCGCCGTTCTTGGGAGCCAATAATCCCCAAACAGGTAGTAGTGGCTGGAACCATCAATCTTTTTCTGGAAAATCTTCACCTTCGCCGTCATGTCGCTCGTAGAAGCAAGGTCAAGCCCCAGCCAGCACGGCTCTCCGTCAAAATCCGACTCATCCAGACTTTCATCCGCGCAGGCATCCCACGCCTTCATGTCCATCCAGCCGACATCCGCGTTGCACCAGACATCAAGATGCTTCGTCTTGAAGTTGTTCTCAGCGCTGGGCGTCGCGATCGCTTTTGCCTGCAATGCCCGTATGACCTCAGGCCGGACAGACACCCCCCAGTTCGGGTTGGCTTTTGCCAGCGCCTCGCCACTCTTCCAGTCATCATCCGGATCCAGCGTGTAGATGATCCCAAAATAGGATTCGTCCTGAAGCGACCCTGAAAGAATCTTTGTTACGAGCGTGCGCTGCTCGTAACAGATGCCCGCACGGTCAACGCCTGCCGTTGTGATCGAAACCATTAGCGAATTTCTGCGCTTCCCCAGCGATGTCTCAACAACGTCGAAAACATCTCTCTTCTTATGCGCATGAAGTTCGTCAATAATGGCCAGATGCGTGTTCAGGCCATCCAAAGTAGACCCTTCCGCACTCTTCGCCTGAAAGGTTGAATTGGTCGCGGGGACATACAGTGCGTGCGCAGTAACCTCCAGCCCATACGCTTCCTGCAGCGCGCGATTACCCCGCGCCATCGTCTGCGCATCACCAAAGACGATTTTCGCCTGCTCCCGCGTTGTCGCGAAGCTATACACCTCTGCCCCGGGCTCGTGATCCGCACAAAGGCAGAAAAGCCCAATTCCCGACAGAAGCGTCGACTTGCCGTTCCCTCTCCCGACTTCCACATAGGCTGACCGGAATCGCCGATTACCCGCCTTCGCCTTCCACCCAAACAAGGTAGTCAGGAGAAAACATTGCCAGGGCTCTAGGTGAATCGCACTGCCCGCTAACTCCCCCTTTGTGTGCGTCAGATTCTCAATGAACCAGCATGGCCGGGAAGCCTCTTTTTCGTCAAAGTAGTAGTCACCACCCTCGGGACCCCATCGCCTCAGGTCATTTAACTGGCGCTGAACTGCCTGCTTCACAAAGGAACAAGCGGGCACACTCCCATCCAATACGCCGCTCATGTACTCCTTGGCTATAGCAACGTAATCAGGTTTCTTCATCAGGCTTCAAAAGGATTTTTCTCTAACAGCTCTTCTTCCTGCGCGGGCGCGTGCGCGCGGGAGACAGGGGTAAAACCAAGCTCTTTTTCAAGCTTGATCAGCGTCCCGACAAGAATCTGCATCGCTTGAAACTCCGGGCTGAGTTTCCTCCTCCCGGCCGTTTCTTCCTCATCAAAAAGGGCTCCATGCTCTACCGTTTTTGCCATCCGACGCCACAGAGCATACGTGCGGCACCATTGCTCAAGCGCCGGCCCGTCTACAACCGACAGCCGCCCCTTCGGCGCGTTCTTGACCGCAAGCGCCCATACCTCTTTTGCGTCTCCCGGAATCCCGACGGGAGGTTCTTCAGACAAAACACTCCCCGAAACCGGGTACGGCTTGGAAGAACGGCATTTCTGCAGCGTCCCTCTGGCCGATTTCTCCGCATCGGATTTTCTGAGCCTGGGCATATCCAAAAATTGAAAAGCACGCGTAAAAAATTGGTGAAGGGCGCGGTCTCAGGGGCTTTTGCGTCCAAAATCTGACCCGCCTCACCCCTGCTTCGTCAGCTCACCTTCTCCGATCCAATCAGTTTGACCAAGATGTTTGTTTTGCAATCACTGAGCCGGGACGACAGATTCAAAACATTGAGTTCCCGAAGCCGCCGTCCTCGCTGGCAGTCTTACGGCTGTGGCACGCATGGCACAGCGCCTGCCAGTTGTTCTGATCCCACATAAGCTTCTGGTTCCCCCGATGTGGAATGATGTGATCCACATCAGTTGCCTTCACCAGAAGCCCACGCTTCAGACACTCCTCACATAGTGGGTGTTCTTTCAGGAATGCCGCTCTGCGCTTCCGCCACTTAGAACCATAGCCACGTTCAGCGGAGGAGCCTTTGAATCTCTTCCGCCTTGCTTCGCGTTCCGCCGCCAGTTCTTTGCCCTTCTCTTTATGGCGGGCACAGTACTTATCAGACAGAGGGATAGCTTCCTGGCAGCCTGGGTAAGCGCAAATATGGAGAAGAGGCATACGATCTATGGTAAACCCTTGGCTTCCATAACAACGAGGCAAACAAAGAAAACAACAAGACCGGCGGTCACCCCCCACAGGATCCCAACAATCATATTCTGCCTTGCCGCCATTCTCCCTAGCTCTTCTAAATTACGTCTCTGTGCTTCGTTTTCCATTTCATTCATCTTCCTTTCTAACGAAGCAATACGTAATTCCGCTTCCATTAGGTCGCGGCGAGATCCTGAGTAGGAGGTATCAACCACTGGCAAGATGTTCTCCCGCATAAAAAAATCCCCGGATCTGCGTACGGATCCGAGGATGGAGTTGTATATCTGGAGGAGCTAACCAGCACCTACACGCTGTTTCTTTCGGGCACAACAAGAGAGCCAACCGGCTCTCCAATCGTACTTCTTGCGTCTTTCGCTTACTGGTACCTCCAATTGTATCCCATTATTTTATTTTTTCAAGAGCAATCCCGAGCGTAAAACTCCAGGATATTAGAAAGCATGACCGAAGCGCTGTGGATCTCCTCATCGAACCTTCTTTTGCTTAGCCCCATCGCCCGGCCAATTCTTCCTACCGAGAGAGACGGGCGAAGGTAGAGCGCGCAAACCATAAGCCTGTACTTCTCCGGATAGAGTGGAGAACACAGCGCTCGCTCAACCCTGGCGGCGTCTTTTACATCTACAGGGCTGCAATCTTTCTCACACTCGTTCGCTATGCCCCTGCCTTCCGCTCCGTACAGGGCGATCATCTTCGCAAGCCACGATGCGCGTAAGCATGATCGGTCCCTGTAAACTCTCGCCCAGTTCTCAAGCCTTGCGTTCAGATCCCGGTCTTCGATCACGTATCTCTCCCGTCAGAACTCATCAACATCCCATCCACCGCCGTTCTTTTTGGCGCGCGGATAGACAACCTTCATCGCGAAAGGGAAGGAAGTCGCAACCACTTTGACCTTGCACTTCGCGTCGTCAAAGAAGACTCGCGGGCTGCCCTTGACCTCATGCAGCTCCAGCTCGCCGTTCGGTCGAAGGATCATGAAATCGGGAAGGTACCAGCAGGCGCCATCCGCGACTTTTAGTTTTAGGCTTTCGAACCAGAAGTCCACTATTTTTCCGGCCTGCTTCTCGCCCTCGAGGTACATCGCGTATGCTGACTCGGTTCGATTAAGCTCTCCCTTCTTCATCCGGCCTTTCGCTCTGAGAGCCGTGAGGCCGTAGTTCTTGTGCTGCGTCTTAAAAAACATCCCTCAGTCCTCCTCCATCTCCACATGTGTATAAAGCTCGAGGACTTTCTTCAGGGTAGCTTTAGCGTCTTGAAGGTCCTGATACTCCTGTAGGTGTGGATACTTTTCGTAAAATTTGTAGTCACCTATGAATTGCCCAAGAGCGTCGATAATCGTCAAGAGATCATCCTGACTCAGCTTTTTTGCCATACCTTCCTCCTCTCCCCATCAAAACGGGACATCCTCGTTAGGGGCAGATGCGGCGTTCCGCGGGAGATCTCTCCCCTTCGCCGCGGCGTACTGGGCTGTCGTAGTGGACGCAGCAGGCACCGTTCCCTGAGGCTTTGCCCCCAGCTGCAGGGACTCGCAGATAACCTCTGTCGCGTAACGCTCCACTCCCTGCTTATCGGTGTACTTCCGCGTATGCAGCCGCCCCTCGATATAGACCTCAGAGCCTTTCACGAGATACTGCTGAGCGACTTCCGCCGTTTTCCCAAAAACCACAACGTTATGCCACTCGGTCTCTTCCTTCTTTTCACCATCCCGGCCCTTGTATCGGCGGGTAGTGGCAAGCGCGAGGCGGCAGATTGTCAGCCCCTGCGCGTCGCTCGTCTTGGGGTCTCTCCCCAGGCGACCGAGAAGAATTACTTTATTTACTGATGCCATGCTTTTCGTTTCCCCTTAAGAGTTTTTTGCTTGGATCCTCCTAAGTTATATGATTAGACGTGCGGAGCTCCCAAAACCGCATTCGCTAATCACCTCACGGAGGATTCTGTATGTCAGTTTTTAACGATGTTAAATTC